TGTCTGAGGTCCACTTCAAGCAGCCGGGTGTTCTTCTGACCCACGTTACGGGTCGTAGCCTTGTCAACAATTCCACTCAGCCGGACTTCGTTAGTGTCCATGATCTTCTGGTCTCCACGATTTGTCTATGAAACAGGGTGTGCGTTCTCCAACGTAGGCTCCCAGGACATTGAACTCCATGAAATCGACAGCCTGACCATGGTCCATGCCATCTCGGTCTTTCAGGATCTCGACACATTGTTCGTAGTCGTAGGCAACGACCGGGGGCAGGCCGAAGCGATACGAGATGCCCGTGATCGCCTCGATGAACCCGTCAGCAGTCAGCATAGTCTCGGGAGCAAGTAGCCTCTCAACACGCTTTTTGAGTTTGTAGTTCTCCTCCTTGATTTCACGAAGTTCTGTTTCCAGTTCGTCAGCTCTGCGGATGGCGTCACCTTCACTCACAGAAGGTTACTCCAGTATTCGTGTCAGCCGTTCTGACAGAGCGGTCCTCGTCCCCACCATTGAGCCTCTTTATAAACTCGTCAACCGACTCTCGGCTGGTGAAGAAGCGGTGTCCGATCTGGATAACATCCAGGGTGACCCGCTCTCCCGTAGCGTGGGAAACGCAGCCCTTCATGTACCAGTTCCTGACCGTCCCGTAGCTGACGTGCGGCAGGATTTTGGAAACAGCAGAAACTGGAATAAGTTTGTCGTCTGTGATTTTGAGCGTCATTGTCATTTTCTCCAAGACTTTCAAAATTTACAAAAAACGCAAACCGATGTCAAGCGACAAAATTGTCAATTGCAAAAGAAAACCGGGCCGTGTACAACTTTGGTGTCAACCAGCATGAGAGGTGACTGATGTCAACTGGCTACTCCGAGCAACCAGGCGTCCCCCAGCAGCCCACTCCAGAGCAGGCACCGACACCCGAGCCGACATTTGAGCAGGGGTTGGAGGAGATCAACCAGCAGTACAACGCACCCCCAGCGGCCACTGAGTCGTCAGCGAGGCAGGCGTTCGCGGAACGGGGTTACGACGTTAGCCAGTTCGAGGACGACGCGACGTTCGTGCAGGCTTTGGAGCAGGGTCTAGCGACCATCCCCCAGATGCAGGGGCAGATGAGCGAGATGCAGAACGCCTGGCTGGCCCAGCAGCAGCAGGATCGTTCGGCCCAGTACGATGAACCGTACTATCCTCCGACACCGGAATCAGCTCCTGCCAGCTCGTGGAACCCTCCGGAGTACGACCAGGACTGGGACGCTCTGGTGAAGCTGGATCCGGATAGTGGGCAGTTCGTTCCGCGTTATCAGCACGTCAATCCGATTGTCGCTCAGAAGGCGAACGAGTATCGGGAATACCTCCGCAAGGAGGGACAGAGGTTCTGGGAGAACCCGCATGACTTCATGTGGGAGGGACTCAATGATCGTGTCGAAAACATGGTCGAGAGCCGGGTCAGGGACGCAGTAGACGGGATTAGGGAAAGGTCAACTGCACGAGATTTCCTCGACGAGAACAAGTCGATTTTCTTTCAGTTGGACAACCAGGGAAACCGGCTGGTTGACGATTCTGGAGGAGAGATGCTGACTCCTGCCGGTCACAAGATGCAGGAGTACGCAAGGCGTCTCAGGTCGTCCGGAGTAACTGACGCGAAAGAGATCAGGGACCTTGCGTCAGGACTGTTGCAGAGGGATATGCTTGAGACAGGAATGGGGTACGCTAACCAGCAGTACCAGCAACAATCTCTTGCGCAACAGCAATATCAACAACAGGCCCAGCCAGAGTACCAAGAACCGGGGTTGACAGAGCCAGAACAAAACCAGACATTCCTAGAGCGTGGATTGCAGGGTGCTTATCACCAACCCAACCAGTCGGGCACAATCGACAGTTCAGAGCGGAGTGGCATCCCGCAAAATGGCGATTCGTCATTCCTTCAGCTCGCTGAATTAGAAATGCGAGAACGAGGGTTGCTTCCGCAAAACGGCTGATAGGAGACTGACAGATGGCAGAGTGGATTGGGATTATTCATAGCACGGCTCCGAAGTATCTCTCGGGAGCTGCTGACAACACGATACGGAACAGGCTCATCCTGACGATGGTCCGCCAGAAGGGCCGGATCACGTTCAACGAGTCATCCCACGAGTGCAACTGGGATGTCGAATACGCAGAGCAGCCCGTCAGCGCCTACGGCGACGGCGGAACTATTGACTTCTCCCGGCACGATCTTCTGCGTCAGCTCAAGATCGACTGGCGTGGCTACAAAGCCACGGACATGATGACGGAGAAAGAGCGTTTGGAGAACAAGGGCGACATCGCCATTGTCAAACGCTACGACCGGATCATGCCGACGCTGACCAAGTCTCTCCGCAACAAGTTCTGCGGAGAGTTTTTCATTGACGGTTACGCGACCGGCAACGAGAACCGTCTGCACGGACTGGAGAGTTTCTTCGGAACGGGCACGACTGTCGCCGCCGACCGTATCGCACAGCCGAGTGATACCTACGGTGGCAAGTCCACGGCGTTGGCCAACGAGGGTGGCTCGTGGAGTACCGACCTGACAACCAGTCCGAACGCCAATGCTGCGACGGACTGGCCGGACGGCAACGGCGACCCGGAGTATGACTACATCTCTCCGAAGATCATCAACTACAGCAGCTCAGGTTGGGGAACGTCCTCGACATCCTGGGACAACAACTGCGAGCGGGTTCTCCGGCAGTCAACGATCTGGCTGACTCAGACTTCCGGCAAGGACGGGCGGCCTGATATCTATCTTCTGGCCGGTAACTTGTTCTACGGATACAAGAACAAGATCGAATCCCTCCGGCGGATCATGGTTCCGCACAAGGGTGCTCAGGACCTAGGATTCGACGACGTGTTGAATCAGGACGGAGTGATGATCGACACCGACTTCGACGTTCCCGCCGATGTTGGATACGGACTGAACGTGGATCAGATGGAGCTAGGCAGCCTCGACAGTGTGCTGTTCTCCTCCCGTGGCCCCGAGTACGACATCAAGACGGACGCCTGGTTGTTCCTCGTAGGGTTCTTCGGCAACGTGCGTTACAATCCCAAGCACTTCGCGAAGCTGGCAGCAATTGCCTAGCAAAGAGACGTTACGCACTTGGACACAATAAAATAGAGAGCCTCACGGAGGATACGAGATGCCAGACCGAGCAGTAGCACCTTTCGCCAGAGGGCGGACGTTCTTTCACGGGAAGACGGTTGATTCGTCAGACTTGCCAGGGACCTCAATTCTCGGACAGGTTCACGTCTTTCAGGACACGGACCCGTCAGACGAAACCAAGCACCGTAGCAACGGTGACGTGGTCGCTATCGCCGTTCGGAACGTCAGCGGGGTTGCCCTGCTGCCTAAGACAATTGTCCAGTTCAAGACTGATGCAATTGGCAAGGAAGTGGACGGAAATGCAAATTCGTACAGTCAGAAAGTTGCGGGCGTGGTAGACGACCACCTCCCCGCCGCTGGCTGCCTTGATGACGACATTTGCTGGATCATTGTCAAGGGTCCGTGCCTGGTCAAGTCGTCGTATACCACCCTGGGTTTGGCCGCCGCGATCAATGATCCCGTTCATGCCAAGACAGCCGCCGCCAGCACAGCCGGGGCGACTGAGAGTGGTAGGTTTGACAGAAATGCCGCAGCGGCAGCGACAGGTGCTGATGCATTGCTAGTCAGCCAGAATGCCATTGGCACGGCTATCACGGCACGAACAGCCGGTGATACTAACACAGACACGCTGATTGACCTGTCAATCAGATAGAGACTGCCGGCACCGAGACGGTAGCCGCTGTTCGGTGCCACGACCGAGCAGCGGCTATTCGTTTGTAGAGAGCATGGCGGTAGTGGTGGCATGGGAGGCTTGAGTTTCAGTTTGGCGCACAACAAGAGAGACAACAATGCCGATGAAGCATGACGTACTGATATGCACATTTAGTTACGGTGGCAACGGGGGGATGAAGTCTGAACATCCTGACGTGCGTGACTGGCTCCTGAGATCCATTCCGGAGATGAAAGCGGACTCTCGGATTGGCAGGGTTAACCTGGTGGACATGGCGGACACGCCGATCACCATGACCCGCAACCGCGCAGTTCGTTTAGCCAGAGAGGAAAACTACGACCTGCTGTTGATGCTTGACAGCGATATGGCTCCCGACCTTCTCCTTGGGCAGGACCTGGAAGCCAAGCCGTTCTGGTCATCGTCCCTGGACTACATGATCGAATATGGTAAGCCTCTTGTTGTCGCGGCTCCCTACTGTGGCCCACCTCCGGAAGAAAATATTTATGTGTTCCGTTGGAGAGGAATGGAGTCGGATACTCCGGATGAGGTTGATATGAAGCTGGGTCAATTCACACGGGAGGAGGCTTTCGAGAGAGGTGGTATTGAACACGTTGCCGCCCTTCCGACAGGTCTTATTCTCTGTGACGTGTCGGTGTTTGACCTGACTGAGCCAAAAGAAAAGGGCGACAACCCGTGGTTTTACTATGAGTACGAGGACGTCTACGAGTCACAGAAGTGCTCAACCGAGGATGTGACTGCGACCAGAGACCTAAGCCTCAAGGGAGAGTGTGAATGGGGATACAACCCGGTGTGTGTGAACTGGGACGCCTGGGCAGGACACTGGAAGCCCAAGGTTGTAGGAAAACCCCAGCTTGTGACCCCGTCCATGGTCAGTGACAGGCTGTTGAAAATAGCGCCGACGAGACTTCCGGAAAACGAAAAGCGGAAACACGTCGATTTCACATCAGGGCTGGACAGGTCCTGGGATGTCCCGCAGCGTCCATTCAAGGTTCCTAGATAGGGGTGGTGACATGGTAGGGGTACGAACCAAGCCATGCAGCTTCTGTGGAAAGACCAAGAAGCTCTCTGATTTCTACGCTCACAAAGGTAAGAAAACCAACGGGCAGTCAAGCTGGTGCAAGTCGTGCCAGGAGTCTGACCGGAAGAAGAAAACTGCCGACGAACGCAAGAAGGGTCGGCAGGATATGTTCAAGGAGCTGGTTGCAGACATCCGTGGTGACAGGATCGAGGTGCCGCACCCGACAGAAGTCGCCGCAGAGATGTACGAGCAGTTCGGCGGACTCAAGGCTTTCTGTGCCGAGTGGATGCGTCACATCAACGATGCCGCCACCGACAGGCCGGGCAGCAAGCTGGTCCTGGACGCCTTCTACGCGGTCGGAATCCGGCTAACTTCCCTGTCAGCCGACCATCGCCAGAGCGCCCCCGACTTGGCGTCACTGACTGACGATGAGCTTGAGGAGGAGATAGGCAAAATGGTCGCCGGTCTTCTCGACAACCGTCCCGAGCTTATCAACGAGTTGGCCAACAAGCATGGGCTGAAAATCCATGACCCGGCTGAATCGGAAATGGAGACTGCGTGACAACTAAAGAGGCGATGGAACGCATCGGAAAGGCTGCGGCTGAGAAGCATCGTCGCAGGTCGGAGGCGTTGCGTATCTATAGGCCTCTGAAGAGCCAGATTCCGTTCCATCTGTCGATGGCCAGTGAGCGCATAGTCCGGGGCGGAAACCGATCAGGAAAGTCGATGTCGGCGTTTGCTGAAACAGCGTCCGCAGCCACGGGTATGCCGATATACACAGACGACGGGCCAATGCCCTTCAAGTACCCCAGGGACAGGGGTTTGCTCATCTGGGTGGTGGGGTACGATCAACGTCATATCGGCGGAACTATCCACAGAATGCTGTTCCGACCGGGTGCATTCCGGATCATCAAGGATGAGATCACGACGGAGTGGCGACCGTTCTGTCCATGGAACGAATATGACGCTGCCCACGAGGAAAAGTCCAAGGAAGCTCCGCCACTCATCCCCCCGCGTCTGATCGAGCCAAAGGGGTGGGCTTGGGAGAACAAAGGAGAGCGTGTATTCACTGTTTGCAGGCTTCTGAATGGCACGGAAATACACGCCTTCAGTTCTCATGGTGAGCCTAAGCAGGGCGATCCGGTTGACCTCATTCACATCGACGAGGACATCGAATATCCCCGTCACATCCCTGAGTACCAGGCACGGTTGTCTGACCGCAAAGGGCGAATGATCTGGTCGGTGTGGCCTCACTCCAAGAACGATGCCCTTATCGAGATGAGTGAGCGGGCCTCGGAACAGAAGAAGCGGAAGGACCCCGACGTCTTCGAGGTCACGCTCAGATACAGTGACAACCCCTTCATTGACAAGAACGAGAAGCGGAAGCGTATTGAGGCGTGGTCGAAGCGAAGCCCGGAAGAAGTTCGGTCCAGAGACCTCGGTGAATTCATCACGGACACAGTTCTGGTGTACCCGAGTTTCTCAGAGGAACTTCACGGGACCCCAAAGAAAACGGTCGAGCTTGAGGACAAGGTTGACGAGGCAATCAGGAAGAACAACGGGGTTCCCCCGGACGACTGGTGTCGGTATCTCGCTCTCGACCCTGGCCATGTCGTCTGTGCCATCCTGTTTGTTGCCGTTCCCCCGCCATCCCTGGGGGATCATGTCGTCCTGTACGACGAGCTGTATCTTCGACGGTGTGATGCGGCTGAAACAGCGAGGATGGTTGCTGCCAAGGTGGGCGGGAAAACCTTTCAGACGTTCATCATCGACAACCGCGCCGGTCGCCAGACCCCGATGGGATTCAACAGGACGGTCAAGCAGCAGTATGCTGACGCATTCGGTCGCTACAACGTCCGAAGCGAGATGACATCGAACAATTTTGTTCCAGGCAGTGACAACATCCAGGCTGGCATAGGCCTTGTGAGGGAGTGGATGTCTGTCAGGACGGACGGAACGATCAAGATGAAGGTCATCATCAACAGAACGCCCAACTTGAAGCGGGAATTCTACAGATACCACAAGCGTGTGGTGGGTTCAGAGGCAAAAGAGGAACCTGTTGACCGCAACAATCACCTGATGGACTGTTTGAGATACCTCGCAGCCCACAATATCGAGTATGCTAGGCCAACACCGGGAAAGGCACACCCGTCACCGGCCTGGAAAGCGTTTCAGAAGTGGCAGGAAGCCGAAAACGGCGAAGAAGAAAACGAGTTCGTTCACATGGGACCCGGTAGGGGCTAGACAACAGGGAGACACGGCATGGATTTGGAAGTGGGCACGAATTGTGTGTATTACTCGCAGGCTGACAAGACAAAGGAGCCGGAAGCGTCTGTCGTCGTTGGGACAAATGGGATGGGTGTTCTCTACCTGACCTGTTTCCCTCGTGGCGGAGGCATTTCGTCACTCCACAGGAACGTCCATCATGTTGATTCGCAAATCCTGAAGGAAAAGACGGGGATGGCGACCAACTACGGAGGCTGGGACACCATTGAGAACGCTGCTGGCAGACGCAAGGTTGTCATGGAGAAGGCGCGGGATCGTGCGTCCGAGCTGAGAAAGGTGGACAAGGATAAGCGTGACAAGGACGAGGCGCTTGCCAAGGAGCTTCGTCTTGAGGAGCGGGTGTGGACTCTCTATGACAAGGGTCTGACTCACGCCGAGATTACTAGCGACATGGGTTCTGGATGGACTGTTGCTAAAGTCCGTGCAGTCCTAGACAAACCAGTTGAGGCCAGAATCTGATGCTGCCAGAAGGTAGGACCGAAGACTACCTGCGGCCACTCGTTACTGGATGGCTCGGCAAGATCGAGCTGGGCATCCAGCACAAGAGTTGGTTCCAGGATATCTCTGACCAGTGCATGGCGTTCTTCAGCGCGTCCAGCGGGTTCATGTGGGACCCGAAGTTCAAGAACAAGTACCTGAAGACGAACACCAGCCCACGCTTCCGGATGACGATGTCCAAGGCGTTTGAGCTGGTGGCACTGTTTGGTCCTGTCCTGTACTGGCGCAACCCCCAGAGGACCGTCAGGCCGAGGAAGAAGATTCTTCTGCGTCCGGAGCTGTTTGGCCCGGATGATATGGAGGAGACACAGCAGCAGCAGCAGCAGTTGCAGCAGCAGATGCAGCAGGCTCAGCAGCAGATGCAGCAGATGCAACAGCAGCAGCAGCAGCAGATGCAGGAGCAGCAACAGGACCCCATGGCGGCCCAGCAGCAGCAGATGCAGCAGCAGCAGCAGATGCAGCAGGCCCAGCAGCAGTTGCAGCAGCTCCAGCAGCAGATGCAGGAGATTGAGCCGAAAGTCCAGGAGGTACAGGAGGCACAGAACCTCTACAACGAAGCGATGATGGACCAGAAGGCTACGAGCATCAAGGACGAGGCTCGTGCCAACCTCGTGGAGTCATACCTGAACTACACACCGGGTGAGCAGCCGGGTGGCGGGCTGGCCTACCACGCGGAAATGGCGATTACCGAAGCCTTGGTAAAGGGTAGGGGATGTCTGTGGGTGGAACCCTACCAGATGCCCGGATCTGATCAGACACTGACCGGGTCGTTCTACGACAAGGTTGAGAACCTGATTATTGATCCTGACGCCGAGAGCATTCATGACGCCAAGTGGATAGCCCGCAAGCACGTCCATCCGGTATGGCAAGTGGAGAGGGATTTCGGACTGAAGAAGGGGACCCTGTCCGGGTCCATGGAGAGTGCCGAGTCACAGGGCGAGTCGCTCGGTAGCGACACGAGCAGCATGCACCGCAAGCAGGGCAAGACGTTTGACCTAGTGGTGTACTACAAGATATGGAGCAAGGGTGGTGTCGGGGCACGGATGACAGATGTCAAGACCCCGCTGAAGGATGCGTTTGACAAGGTCGTGGGAGATTATGCCTACATCGTGGTCAGTCCAGACGTCCCGTTCCCGCTCAACGCTCCCATGGACTCAAGCGTCCTTGAGGAGCCAGGACCTACGGTCAAGAGTGCCAAGGATGAAGAAGTTGCCGAGATGTTCTCGTGGCCGACTCCGTACTGGCGTGATGCCCGCTGGCCGGTAGCCATACTGGACTTCTACCCGCGTCCCGGCAGCGCGTGGCCAATCGCACCAATCGCCCCAGGACTGGGCGAACTGGTGTTCATGAACGTGATCATATCCCACCTGGCAAACAGGATTTGGAGCAGCAGCCGGGACTTCATTGCTGTCCTCAAGTCGGCAGAGAAGGAAGTCGAGAGGGTCCTCAAGAGCGGCGAAGATCAGGCTATCATCCCGCTGAACGAGGTGCATAGCGATATCAACCAAGTGGTGCAGTTCCTCCAGCAGCCGCAGACGAACTACGATGTCTGGAAAATCCTTGATCACGTCATGCAACTGTTCGAGCGTCGGACAGGCCTGACGGAGCTGATGTCAGGGATTACGGCAACGCAATCCCGTAGCGCCGAGGATGTTGCGACAAAGCGGGAGCAGATGAACATTCGGCCAGACCACATGGCCTCCAAGGTGGAGAAGTGGCAGGCCGAGGTGGCACAGATGGAAAAGATGTGCTGCCGGTTCTTCATCAAGGGGAAGGATGTAGAGCCTCTGATCGGCAAGGCTGGCTCCATGCTTTGGGAGCAGCTCGTTTCCAAGCAGGACCCGGAGCTGGTGGTGAGGCAGATCGACGCCACGGTGGAAGCTGGAAGTGCCAGAAAGCCCAACCGCGCACTGGACACGACCAATATCAACACAGTGATGCCTGCACTGTTCCCGGAGCTTTCCAAGCACGCGGACGCCACGACCGACACCAACCCTATCAATGCCCTGATCCAGATGTGGGGCCGGGCCATCGACATGGATGTCACCAAGTTGCAGCTTGACAAGCGTCTGCCGCTGCAATTCCAGCCTGAATTCCAGAAACAGCAGGCCCAGCAACAGCAGCAGGGCCAGCAGCAACAGCAGGAAGCACAGCAGCAGGAGAAGCAGCAGGAGCAGCAGATGGAAATGCAGAAGATGCAGATGTCCGCCCAGGAATCGCAGCAGAAGGTTCAGACCGAAGCGATGAAGCAGCAGGGCATGCAGGTCAAGACCCAGGCTGAAATGATGAAGATGCAGCAGCAACAGCAGATGGCTGCCATGGAAGCCCAACTCAAGCAGCAGTTGATGCAGCTTGAGATGATGAAGGCGCAGACAGATATGCAACTGGGTGCTGCTCAGGGCGAGCAGAGCATGCAGTTGGATGCCGCCAAGACGCAGCAGGCCATGCAGGCAGCAGCCATGGGCCAGCAGGTGGACCAGGCACAGGCTGTGCAGGACGCCCAGCAGGGACAGCAGGAATTCATGGCTGGCAGGGCCAAGCAGCTACAGGACATCATGTTCAGCCAGACATCGCACCAGCAGAACCTTGGGCAGAAGGCTGACGTCCACCAGACGGAGCAGAAAATCCGTAAGCGTGAGGCTGCCCAGAAGCTCCTGATAAAGCAGGCTGAGCAGCGAGAACGCTCCCGTCTCAAGCAGGCTGCGGCCAAGACAAATGGCAAGGACGAGAAGGACAAGGACGAAAAATAGTGATCTTTCCCATAGATGGGCGAGAGAGTATAGTCTAACAGCAACTGTCAGGTACACACGGAGGTCCCGATGACTACTACACTTAGCTCAAAGGCGCTCAACCAGTTGGCGGTTGCGGTGGCAGATAACACGACGAACGACGAGGTTCGTGACCTTCTTGATGGAAGCAAGGTCGCCCATCGTCCCATCATCACGGTCACAGACGCCACCAAGACGCTGACTGCCGCCCAGAGCGGTTCTCTCGTCGTTCTCGACAAGAATGACGGCATAGTTGTGACGTTGCCCGAGGCCAACGCAGACAACGTGGGCTGGTACTGCGACTTTCTCATCAAGACAACAGCAGCGTCAGCAGGGTTCAGCATCGACGGCAGTCGTTCAGCCGATCTCTACTACGGACACGTCTTCATCTCGCAGGACAACACCGGCACGGCAGGAGTCAAGGCGATTCAGCTACCAAACCAGTCCAGCCACTACAAGCTGGCTATTACTGGTGCCACCAAGGGGTGGGTTCAGGGTGGATATGTCCGGGTCGAGATCGCCGCCGCAAACATGCTGGTGGCTTCTGGAACCCTTGCTGGTGTTGGAACTTCGGCCTCGCCGTTCGCATAGTAGTAAAACTTGAAACAGGGCTAGGCATGGCATACCAGACAGTTAGCAGCAACGAAGGAATCCAGTCGGATTACGAGTGGCTGCGAGATAAAGGCAACGGCCATCGGATGGCTGAGATGATGGCGTTCCGTGAGGGTCCCCGGTCCCTGACGGACAGGGAATTCTTCGAGGGGCAGGGGACTCTTGCCAAGCAGTTCGAGGGAGACGAGCGAGCACTGGATACTCTCGTTGCGAACGCTCGGGCCAAGGGGTTTACTCCGAATTACAACGACGTGTACATCGGAGGGCTGGCGAAGTTTCCCGGAGACCCGGAGGCTTTCATTTCTGGCAGCGGAGGACGGGGACAGATCCAGGACCTCTGTGAACGTAGGGGCTGGGAGTGCTCAGGCTCTGTGAACGTGAAGCATCGTCAGCCAGAGACGGACCCACGGGAAGACCGGGAGAAGCTAGGCAAGGACCTGACACAGAGGAAGATGCAGCAGGCGATCAGGAATGATCCTGATAAGGCTCGCATGAACATGAGGGACCTGAAGGACGAGGTCACGGACAAGCATGGTGGGAAATAATGTATCAGCCCCGCCTGTCACCACAGATGCCATCGAACCTGTCAGCGGTGGTTCACGGCGGTGAGTTTGCCGGAAACCATCCGGGGGTTCGTCCGCCGGGTCTACAGCAGCAGCCGCTCCAGTCTGTGCCAGCGGGTGTGAATGCCAGGAGCCTGATGCAGACGGAGATGATGAACCAACTGTTTCGGCAGTTGAGACAGCAGTCCATGTCCGACAGGTTCCAACGAGATTTCAGGCAGTTCAACAGGCCACCACAGGGTCAGTTTCCCGGACAGATAAAGAACATTCGGAGGAGATACTGATGCCAGTAGGCTTGAGGGACTTGTCACGTCAGGACGTCAAGTTCGCAAAGATCGTCGCAGGAGGATCAGCGACCACGTCACTTGTTGCAGCAGTGACAGGCAAGAAGATTTGCGTGGTGTCGTACTATGCCTCCTCGTCTGGAAACACTACATGGGTGTTGAAGAGCTTTGACGGTGCTTCCACATACACCGATCTGACCGGGACGATGACAGTCAAGGGTTCTGCCAGCAGTGGGTTGTCGTGTGGCTGGAACCCAGATGGGCATTTAGAGAGCCTGTCCGGCGAGGCCCTGGTTGTCACCTGTGGCAGCAATGCTGTAGGCGGCCATTTGAGTTACTTCTTGCACTGATAACATGACGACACAGGTAATCTGGACATTCTCTGACGTCATCGACCACTTGCTCGACCACATGGGCGGGACGAGCGAGGGGCGGAACGTCCGTATGTCCAAGCGATCCATCCTGTCCGCCTACCGGAACCTCTCGACTGCTACCAACTGGTCGTACTACTACAAGCGTGGTCGCGTGACGACCGTGGCGTCCTATGCCACCGGGACCGTGACATACGACCATGCCGGGGGCAGCAACAATCGTGAGGTGACGCTGGCATCCGGAACATTCCCGTCGTGGGCCGCCAGAGGAATCATCCGGATCAACAATATCGACTACGCAGTGTCCAAGCGTATCAGTGACACGGCGGTAGTGTTGGGTATCAATAACAATCCCGGCGAGGACGTCACGACAGCCTCGTCGTACACCCTCGCCAGGGACTCGTACACGCTGCCTCTGGACTTCCAGTCAGCCAACCAGCTCAGGAACGCTGACAAGAATTGGCAGTGGCCCACATACGTTGCTCCCGGCGAGTGGCTGGCACACCACGAGAGCAAGGAAGCCGCCAATGATCCGAGGATTTACACCTACATGGCTGACCCGGATTACCTCGGGGCCATGGCGGTGTTCTTCTACCCGCCCCCGTCCAGTGCCAACAGCTTCGACTTCGTGTACCAGCGGACTCCGCACCCCGTCCGGATCACGGACTACAAGGCTGGCACGCTGACCGGCACGGCTGGGGTGGCGACTCTCACGGGCAAAGGCACAACGTGGACCCAGAGCATGCTTGGCTCCATCGTCAGAATGGGAACCCTTGAAGACTACCCGGACGGCATCGACGGATTGAATCCCTATCAGGAGGAGAGGGTCGTCACAGCGGTCAACAGCGCGACGTCCATCACGGTAGACCAGGTACTGGACAACGGACACACTAATATAAAATACAGGATCTCTGACCCCCTGGACATTGAGCAGGGTGCGATGTTCGAGGCGTTCCTGGCACTTGCCGAGGCACGGCTGTCGATCCTGACCAAGTCGGATGATGTGGGTATGAAACAGGGCATCTACGCCGGAGCGTTACGGTTGGCGATGCAGGCTGACAACAGGGACTTCAGTGGACAGGACGGCTCGGCAAACTATTCCGTCCACCACCTGCGGGACTTCGCGACAGTTACACCGAATTAGTAGGAGACAATTCGATGGGTAGACGATACACAGGTAACGGAACCGCAGCGAGTGGTGCCAACAAGACCTGCCTCAACTTGATCTCGGCAGCGACGATTCGTCCGGCGCTCTACGATCTTGTCATCGGCAGCGTTGCTACACCGGCTGACGCTGCTGTCAAGTGGCACGTCGCGAGGACCACGGCTGTTGGAACCGAGGGCAGCGGGTTCACCCCGATTGCTCTCGACCCTGGTGACCCGGCGTCCTTGGCGGACTACGCGGTGGCTCACTCCAGCGAGCCGACCTACACGTCGAACGCTGTGCTGCTCCAGATTTCTATGAACCAGCGTAACACCTTCCGCTGGGTTGCCGCTCCTGGTGGCGAGATGGTAGCTCCGGCCACGGCAAGCAATGGCCTGGGTTGCAAGACTGTGTCCGTCAGCACGGGGACCACAGCCTATGAAGTGGTGATGTTCCATGAGGAGTAAGGATGTCCGACAAGAAGTGGACAGCACTCCGACCAAAGGGAACGTCAATACTGTCGGGTCCTGACGGGGTGATCGAGGCCGACACACTACAGTGTGTTCACTGTGGATGTCACTGGCAGGTACAGCCCGGCAGCGGAAAGCTGCGAGGGTTCTGCTCGCGTTGTAACGGCCCAGTCTGCGGACCACAGTGTTCTGAGTGTGTGCCCATGGAACGGCAGCTTGAGATCATGGAAGGTTCCAGTAACGGGACCGAGGTATCTACGTCAGTGATCTGGACACCTGGAAGTTAGTCATGCCGCTGACAGACAGTCTAATGTCGCACTGGAGCCTCGACGAGACGGGGGGCACCCGTCTGGACTCCACGGCTAACAACCACGACCTGGCAGACAACAACACGGTTCTCTATGAATCCGGGAAGGTCGGTAGGTCGGCCCTGTTTGATGCGTCAGCCAGTGAATCCCTATCGGTTACAAACCATTCAGACCTGCAACTGAACGGAACGTCTTACACGATCATGTGGAGAGCGCGCGTAGCGGACCTGGCGTCAGCGTGCCTGGTCGCCAAGAGAAGCGGAACGGGGACTCTACACGAGGCAGGAAACGAATACACGGTTTCCTTCATACAATCGTCATCAGGAGGGTACTGGCGATTATCAGCCGGAACTGACACCCAGCGTAGCGTAGGGTCACCTCTTGGTTTTATTGACTACTCTACAACAGATGGACAGTTTGATAGCGGAGCGGATGGCGGTTATATATTTACAGGACATGGTCCGTCTCAAGAATACTATTTTGGGTGTGCGGTATACGACAGCTCCATTCCGAACCCAAATCCCGATGGCTCAGAAGCCAATATCATGATGTATTCAGAGTGGGAGCCAGGTCCGGGGATGCAGTCACATTATGCGCACGGGACTGCGGCGAGTGGGGCTTGGTCTCCAGGGAGACGACTCAATTCTCTAAATACTAGGTTGGAATCTGCGCCTGGCGCTGGGTCCAATGCACTGAGATTCGGTACATCCACCGGGGCTGCCAACTTCCTTGAGGGCGGCCTGGACGAGGTGGCGATCTGGAAGCGGGCCTTGACGATGGGCGAGGTCGAGCAGCTATGGAATTTTGGGTTCGGTATACAGTACCCGTGGGTGGAAGCTAATGGATCAGACCTGGACTGGAAATCAACCGGCTCATTGGAAACCTTGCACCGCAGACACCTCACCCCGGAGCGTACCAACCCGGTCTTCGTGCAATACGATTACTCGTGGTCCGGATTCCTCAACGACAAGTTTCTGGATGTGCCGGACGTCACCGACTGGGCTTCACCTCCCGAGGTCCCAGTGTTGCCACTGGAACACAGGCGAGCACCATACCGCTTCTACAGTCAGGAAGACAGGAACATATATCCTGACGTGAGTGATTGGTGGTTGCAGGCGTCTGAGCCTGTCATGCCTCGCAAGGGTGCTGGAGAGAAAGCGTACTGGGCTTATGGAATGGACAGGGACTCTGCCAGCGGCGACCCATCTGTGCCTACGACTAATCCCTCTGTCGCCAGCCCATCGGCTGTCACTGGAGGCGGAGATGATACTGTTGTTCCTCCGACAGCAGAGCCGTCCATCGACGGAAAGGGTGGTCTTTACATACCAGAGAGGGCGGACCAGGAAGACACCCTCAGGCCCCGAGTGGATGATCCGGAATAATGGCAGCCGCACCAACAACAAGTATCGTTATCAAGGACTTTCCGGGCCTCAAGAGAGAGACGGATGTCAGGGATCTGCCCCCCGGTGCATCAGACAAGCAGATCAATGCCGTGTGCGAGGACGTGGGCGTTCTACAGTCCCGCACCGGGTACGCGGTTGTGAAATTCGAGGGTGAGTAATGGACGATATTGGATTCATAGGCTTCATTGATCTGGACGACACGCTGCCTGTGGCGATCCAGTGCCGCAACTCGTCAGGTGTAGTGACAGCACCGTCCTCCGCACCGACCTACACGGTGTACCCGCCGGGGTTCTCGGTATACATCGCCACGGGGTCACTGGATGCCAGCGACAAGGACTCGAAGGTAGGGTTCCGGACGGGCAGCATCGCGACAACGTCGTCAACGGGGTATGAGACCAACAAGCTCTACACTGTGATCTACGAATACACGGCTGACAGCCAAAACAGGGCGGCAATTGGCACGTTCATGGTGACCTGATGTCGATGAGTGACTTCTGGAAGGACTTCGGCCTCGGGCTGATGAACCTGTTTGACCTGCCGGGGTCAATGGTCAGGGATGCGTTTGCGTGGGAGAACCCACTGGACCAGCTTGAGGGACCTGAAGCCTGGGTCAGTTCCAAGAACAGGGCTACGGGCGCTGATGTCCTGAAACACTGGGGGATGGAAGACCCCGGAATGATGGCCGGCATGGGCGTGGAGATGCTGCTGGACCCCATGATGCTCGTCGGAGGTCTGGGTGCCCTCAAGGGTGCTAAGATGTCCGCCAAGCTCGGTCCCCGTTACCGCACGACGTTCAGGAAGCGTATTGAAAACCTGGACGATGCCGGAAGTATCAGGGTTACCGACGAGAGGAGGATTCTTCCACCGTCCGATCCGGTGGAGCGAGAACTTCTGCGGGAAATACCTCCGGGAAGTAGGCGTCTTGATGAGGGCGTTGAAGCCATGGCCTTGGAAACACCCCAGGGCGGAGTGGTTCGGGTATCCCGATCTCCTCTAGGCGGGGGGAACATACATCCGACTGATATGCCTGAATCAGCGATTGTAGAAAGCATGAGGATTCCGGACGTAGAGCAAATGGTCCCGATCAGGAGACATGCGGTTATCAGGTCTGATACTGCCACTCCCTCGATACAGACGCGACACCCGGAAACTGGTGAAGTATTCCCCGCTCTTGGCCTGACGCCGCCCACTCCCGCCGCTGCCATCAACTGGCGGGCACCTGGCCGGAGCTTACACCAGCACCCGAGCCGACCGCCAACCAACACGAGTGACATCAATAGACGGCTGCGGGGTGGTGGTTGGGGGGGCGTCTCCCTGCGGGGGTCTGGAGAGGAGGCACTGTCTAGCTTGCATTCTCCTAGTCCTCGTTCTTCCTGGTTGCGAGCGCAGGAGGGAACAACGCCATCTGTCTGGACTGGTCCGCATACATCAGACTTTTCTCCCGCTCCATCTTCTGGGGCTGCGTCGGCAGAAGCAGGCCGTCACGGAGTTAGGTCGCGTCTTAGGCGGGGTAACTGGCCAGAAACGCCTGCTACGGATGAAGTCGTCTTGCGTCATTTGGATGTTGAGGACCAGCGGATAATTGCTCCGCTTTTAGATGCGCAAGGGAAAGGGGACGCTCGTCTGGCGACAGGCCGAGGCGTTTCTGACATTCAAGATTCTCTTGGGGCAACCCATGAGGAGATGCAACGTGCCATGATTAATTTTCATGACGCGAAGAGGAAGCTAGCAACTCCAACCCCAGGCCACGAGGCTATCCAGATCACGCATTCCCCCATGCTGGAGGAGATCCCCGGCGGGCAGCTAACCGCTGGGCAAGGGTCGGACATCATAAATGCGATGGACGATGCCGAGAAGGCGGCGTATGTGAGACGGCAAGCCGTGGTTCAAGGAGGAGAAGACCTGGGAAATAAACAAATACACAATCAAGAATTCTACGCATGGAAGGACCAAGTAGAAAGGCAGGGCCTCAATCCATGGGACGTCAAGGACATGGGATCAGGCAGGAAAATGCACAACCTGATGCTGGACCCGGATACCGGACGGGCAGTCACCAATGACCCAGGTGCAATCAGGCAGAAGAATATTAAGACCACCCACGGCTCGCCCACCAGTTCGCCGGTCTTTAGGGAGATTGGAGAGTATGACCTGGCACTGGAAGAAGCCGGCAGAGGGGGCAGTGGATGGCATGAGCCGACTGTCGTCGATATCACAAGCAACAGGCCAATCGGCAAAAAGTTCACGGAGATGATAGAGGACATGATCTGGGACCCGCTCACCACAGTGACCGGACACCGGGCCAGAACCAGAGCATCGGTAGCTGGGCTGGATCCGGGGATGTACGGAAAGGCCATGCCATACATCGCACCGGTTATCCCGCCTTCTCTCAGGGTGGGCAGGCATATGTTAGATGGAGAGGAAGAAGAACTCGATGTATCTGGGACGCTATAAGCTGGGTGAGTGGGTTCCGTTGTCCGTGCAATGCACTGATGCAAACGGTGACGCTGTCGCTCCGGACAGTGCTCCCACTGTGACGGTATACGACGGGGACTTCGCGTCCGTTGTCAGCGGAAAGTCCATCCCTGCAAAGGATGTCAGCAACAGGACAGGGATGTTCGAGATCGAGGGCAGGCTGGCGTCAGGGTTCAGCGAGGGCGTGCATCACGCTCTGTTCGAGTGGTCGGCAGGAACCCACAACGGGGCGGATCTGAAGCGGTTCAGGGTGGTGGGTGGTGGTCACCAGGATGGGGCGTACACGGCAGTGCAGCATTACAAGCGCCCACAGGCCAGCCACATTGTCGGACATCTGGACTCCGGTGTTCTTGAATTCAGGAAGAATCCGAGGACAAGCTAATGAGTGACAGTTTCACAGCCAGGGTTCCAGTCCCGACGTTCACCAAGACGGCGGACGGGAACATCTATATGGCCCGTGGTGACCAGCCTGTGAAGCGGTGGGACGGGTTGGCCTCAGACTTTGTGGACGCGGGGGTTCCGGCACCTGGCACGGCGGTCACCTTGGCAGCGTCGGGGACGGGTCCAATCGTGGGTACGATCTACGCCTATCTGAGGTTTCTGGATGCCGATGGTCGCCTGAGCAACTTGTCTCCATTGTCCTCCTCGTACAGCATAGCTGTCAGTAGCGGGGCGGTCAGTAATGCCTTAAATGCCAGCCCAATCAAGATAACGACGGCGGCATCTCACGGGCTGTCCACTGGAGCATCGGTGAAGATCAGTGGAGTGAGGGGGAACTACGGCGCAAATGGACGCTGGGCAATTACCGTGGTGGGCACAACGACATTTACACTGGATGAATCGGAGGGCACGGGAGACTACACCAGCGGCGGCGAGTGGTCAGGCGGGGCCTCGACGATCAACTACACGAATGTCGAAGTCCCCACGGACAGCCGTGTCACAACGAGACAGATCCTCAGATCAAAGGACGGATCAGTCAACGTCTTTTACATAGACGTCACTGACACAGACCTGACGGACACGAGCTTCAGTTCAACCAACACGGACGACGACCTGGGTGCTCTAGAGGAGGTGACCCTGATGGACGACAACGGAAATGACTTTTCCGTGTCTGTTCATGGCGAGCCGCCCGGACTGAAGCAGGTGTTGATCTCCCATTACAGCCGCCTGTGGGCAGCCGTGGACATGACGTACACGGAGGGCAGCGTCGTGTTGACGAACAGCTCGACGACCGTCACAGGGATTGGAACCGGGTGGACGTCAAACCTGGCCGGGAGAGTGTTGTATCCGAACGTGTCGGGAAACACCAAGAGCTACGCGATTGCATCAGTTGACACCACGAACCAGACGCTGACGTTGTCAGCAGAATACGACGGGACAACGTCACCCTTTGCGGACTACGCCATCGCTCCAGGCGGGCAGAGTGCACTGCGTGTCTTCTATAGCAAGGTGGATTCCCCTGATTCATGGAACAAGGAGGAGGCGGACGGTGACTACCTGACGATCACCGAGGACCCGCAGGCTGGAGAAATGACAGGCCTGATGCCGCTGTCCAGCTCCCTGTTCGTACTGTTCGAGCACCGGCTGTACCGACTGGAATACGTCACCAGCCCCAAGGACGACGGCAGGGTGTTCCTTGGCACATGGAGAGGCTGTGTCAACCAGAAATGCTGGGTCACTGTGGAAGGCAATGCCTACCTGCTTGACCGAAAGGGGATATACGCCTACGACGGCAGGCAGGCCCAGGAGCTGGCATCAGACCTGCAACCGATGTTCTCAGGCAGGGGTGAGCTGGCGATCAACTGGAAGAATGCAGACAACTTCCACGCTGCACACTACCCCAGTGAGCAGACCATCAAGTGGTTTGTCTGCCTGTCGGGGATGAGGTATCCGAGGCACGCTCTGTGTTACCACTACATCCACTCACGCTGGTGGGTAGAGGAATACAGCCGACCTGTCACGTCGTCCACGGTGGGTGAATTGCAGGGTGGCAGGCAGATGTACCTCGGAATGGACGGTCGTCAGGTCGTTGCGTCAAACACCGGCTCCCTGGACGGGTTAGGGACGACGGACGGAAAGATATCGGGAACATTGGGTACATCCACCCAGGTGACATCCAGTGACCCCTCGGCTTCGTTCAGCAGTGCCGTGGTTGGCACTCCCATCCAGATCACAGGTGGACGGGGAAAGGGGCAGCAGAGGCTTGTGGTAGCAGCGAGCGGAGAGAGGCTTACTATTGACCGGCCATGGCTGGTGAGGCCGGACAACACGAGCAAGTACCAGCTCGGTGGAATACGCTGGATCTGGAAAAGCGGAATGCTACGCTGGGTCTGGACGGACAGCAACGACGTGCGTGGATTTGAGCTGGTGTTCCAGCCCGATAAAGGCTCACGTCTATCCGTGAGGCGTTACCTGGATCATTCGACAGAGGCGGACCCGATGCAGTACGACCGTGCCCAGTCAGAGGGGGACGGGTCAGCTACTGAGAAGGGTTCATCTGATATCGTAGTAGACACAACAGAGACCACTGGTGTTGTAGAGCACTTCTTTGATGGGGTGCGTCAGGGACGGACAAAGTCACCAATGTATGTGCGTATCGAGGTGGAAGGCGTGCCCTCCACTGAGAGGCAGAAGGTGTTCGAGATATCCGTCCATGGAGTGCAGCAGTGAGCTTGAAGTCCTTGTTTGGTGGAGTAATCGCAAACCTGTCCCAGAGGGAGTGGTCTCCTGAGGTACAGGAGTTTTCCGAGGCGTTGGTGGCTGCGTTGTCATCTTCAGATGGGATCACTCTGGAGGAGCCTCTGGTCCTGAACAACAAGACGAACGGTCCCGCTATCCGCATCAACAACGTGGGGGACACGAACCACAGCGGACTGTCTGTCATCAACGACAAGGGTGAGCAATCAACACTAGGCGTGGGGATGGGGTCAGAGGGGATCGTGGCCAACGAAATCATCCCTCTGATAAACTACGCCCTGGACCCGGACTTGGTGCATCAGAAATACTCGTCGGTAGGTGGTCACGGGGGATACACGACACTTACCCCGGACAGCACAGACAACCCTAGCGGCTCGCCTGCTGGACCAGGAGTGAACAAGAAGACTCAGGGAGGGGCTGATCTCAAGAGCGGATACAACACCGGGAACAGCGGAACTGGCATACCCGGACTGGTGGGCATAGACCCACCGACGTTCGTGGTAATAGCCGGTTACGGCCAGATGCTGTCCAGCTTGCAGAAGTCGTCCCGTGTCAACTGCTCTGATTCTTCGACGCTGCAAGGTAGCCACCCGCCTGATACAGCACACCAGTTGACCCTCAACGGGAACCCCCTGTGGTGGATCAAGAACCTGCACGGGTGGGCTGTCAACCGTGGCGAAGTGACTGCCGTCTACGAGGAGTACCTGGAGGTGAAACGGGAGATCATCGGAGACACGGTCACCGTGGCCAAACCTCCAGTCTTGAGGACGAGTTATTACGATGGTGAGACCATTAGCGGCAACTCCTACACAGACGTAGAGGATGACAGTCAGGCTCGTACTGCTACAGCAGGAGGTGTCAGCGAGTCGCAGACGGTTGATCCCCCGTATGACGTGGAGACAGTGTATGTCGATGGGTCAGAAATCTATATCCGTTGGGTCAGTAACGGGACGGGCGTGACGGACACTGGTGGCAGTCCCGTGTGCTACATAGACCTGAACGTGGATGCCAGAGCATGGGTGGCATCATGAATCGCAAGAAAAGAAAGATGGGCGGCAAGATTCGCAGCATGCTTGCCAAGGGCACGCCGGGTGCGAACACGGTGTCGGTGGTCATCGTGTCTCACAACTACGGCAGATTCCTGGGGGAGTGCATCCGGAGCGTTGTGGATCAGACCAAGCGTCCACGGGAGATACTGGTTGTTGACGACTCCTCGTCAGACAACACGGCACAGGTGGCCAAAGACTACCAGAATGACGGGGTCAGGTACGAGAAAGTGGCATACCGGGACGTGTACCTGTCACGGGGGTTCGGGTTTAGGAACACCAAGAGCGACATAGTCTGTTTCGTTGACGCCGACGACATGATGGAGCGTGACTACCTGGCCGGGGGCATGCCCCTGTTCGCTGATTACAGGGTGGGGATTGTCACGTCAGACCTGCACACCATAGGCAACAGGTACGAGACAAAGCACTATCCGTCGTTCAACCGTGACATGATGGAGAGGGACAACTACATCCATTGCAGTGCTCTTGTCCGCAGGCACGCACTGAATCTGACCGAAGCCTTCGAGAAGGACGCCATCGGGTATGCACCCATGGCAGACTGGTACATCTGGAGGGCGGTTCTGCGTGCCGGTTGGACTGTGGGGAAGCAGGCGTCCATGCTGCTGTACCGGATGCACGGAAAAAACGAGCATCTGAACAACGGAAGCGTGCCCTACTACAAGTCTGCCAGCCTGGAGATGGAAGACCTGACCCTGTTCATCCCGCTGTCAGGCAGGGACTGGGCATGGCCACGCATGCGTGAGTTCCTTGAGGAGCAGACGTGGCCAAAGGATCAGATCAAACTGCTGATGTACGACGGCAGTGACGATGTCGCATTTGGCGAAGAAGTCAGGGAGTGGCTGCACCAGTCCGACTACCCGGATTTCCGCTACGTCAAGAGAAAGGCCAGCCGCGCCGGACTGGCTGACATGGACAGGCGAGAGAAGGACGTTCAAGACGAGGTGACGCTTGAGGTTGGCAAAATCTACAATCAGATGATGCGAGACGTCACAACCGAGTTCGTGTGGATACTTGAGGACGACGTAATCCCTCATTTGGACACGGGGTTACGACTGATGAAATCGTTTTCCTCTCGGGTTGCGTCTGTCGCTGCCCCATACAGGCAGAGGTATACCGACGCCTATTGCCATTGGGACAAAAACCGCGAGCTGTGTAGGCAACAGGGAGAGGGCGTTGTCCGCGTTGGTGGAAACGGCTTCGGCTGCACGATCTTCCGCCGGTCGTGCCTTGCGAATGAGGTTCTTTCAGCAGACACGTCGTACTGCAAAGGCTGGGTGGACTCAGCGATCTACAAGCGATTGAGCGATGACACTGGCTATAGGTTCCTAGTAGACTGGTCTTGTGAGGCCGATCACATCGAGGACATCTGGAACGAAGTGGATGCTTCTGGTAAGCTCCTCGAAATGAGGTGAACAATGGTGTATATCCCGCCCACGCAGCGTGCTAGACAGAACGGCATTACCAATCAGTCGATGAACGGTAACGCCCAGAACAGCGGTGCGCAGCAGATGTCCATGCAGCCTCCAGGATCCACATCACCAGGCATGGGTCAGGGTCAGGCCCCGCCACCATGGAACCCGATCCCGGCTGGGCCAGGCGTCACTGCGCCTTTACCCTCTAGTCCCGGAGGCCCGTGGAACTCTGGGCCGACCTCCCCGGGTGGATGGGACCCGGTCCTACCGGGCCAGGGTCAGCCACAGTGGCCACAGGTTCCGGTTGATCCGTCTCAGCCTGGAGGTGTCCCGGGTGGATGGGACCCGATCCCATCGGGTCCGGGCCAGGGTCAGCCACAGTGGCCACAGGTTCCGGTTGATCCGTCTCAGCCTGGAGGTGTCCCGGCAGACCCTGCAACAACTGGCGACCTTGGCCCGTATGATCCGTACACAAATCCTGGCGGGACCACGAACCCGGATTATCCCCAACTGCCACCTCCCGGCAGTGAGACACCCGGAGGCGTAGACCCCAACACTCCGGTACCGAACAGCCCCGGCCAACCCGGAGGTGGATACCAATACCCACCCCAATACCCACCGGGCTGGCCGCAGCTTCCGCAGCCACCAGTATTCATGCCGGGTGACACTAGTAACACAGGTGGTGGAATGCCCGTGTACCCCGTCCAGCCGGTATTTCCAGGCGGGACTCCGGGTGGCAACTTCCCGCCGCCTCAATCAGGTGGGTTCCCATCTGGAGGAGGACCTGGAAGTGGCGGACAGCCACCTATGCAGCCACCAATTGGGCTTCCCGGTGGTGGAATGCCCGGTGGTGGAATGCCCGGTGGTGGAATGCCCGGTGGCGGACAGCCCGGTGGCGGACCCGGTGGCGGACAGCCCGGTGGCGGACCCGGCGGTGGAATGCCCGGTGGCGGACCCGGTGGTGGAATGCCGGGTGGTGGACAGCCCGGTGGTGGAGTGCCCGGACAGCCCGGCGGACCCGGACAGCCCGGAGGACAGCCCGGAGGACAGCCCGGCGGACAGCCCGGCGGTGTACCCGGACAGCCCGGTGGTGGAGTGCCCGGACAGCCCGGCGGACCCGGACAGCCCGGCGGACCCGGACAGCCCGGTGGTGTACCCGGACAGCCCGGCGGACCCGGATTGCCAGACGGAGGTCTTCCACCGGATCAGCAGCCACCCGGACAGCCCGGAGGACCCGGACAGAAGCCACCTGATCAGAAGCCGACCGGGCCGAAGCCGCATCCAGACAGGCCGTCAAGGCCAGAACCGAAGCCTCCCCCGCCGCCTCGCCCCTTCGAGACTCCAACAGAGCGTCAGGACAGGGTGTTTCATGAGGGCCGAGAGAGGCTTGAGGCTGCCATATTGGGAGGTCCGTGGCGAGACACTCCCGAACAAAGGGATGCGGCAGCAAAATACCTGGAGGAGTTGCGCAAGGGAGTAACTAACGGGACCGTGGATGAGGATTGGATCAAGGATCGTTACGAGAAGGTGACAGGCTTCAAGTGGCCAACTGCCATGGATCCCGGCGGACTCCCGCCCGGACCCGGTGAGGTTCCGACGCCCCACCCGACACCCCCGAAGCCCGGACCCGGCGACCCTCCTGATCTAGTACCCATGCCCGGACCCGGCGTCCCGGGAGGAGAAGGCAACAAGCCTGATCTAGGACCCAAGCCTGGACCGACAACCCCCGAAGGTGGAGGTGGACAAGACTTCAAGGCTCCTCCATCCACGTCGGCGGGTGAGGGAAGGTCGTGGGTCTTTCACAAAGGTGACTACGGCGGTGGAGGGTGGCAGAGTGTTGATGACAGTTGGAAGCCTCCCGGCAATATTCCTGGCCAGTCATATACCACAGCGGATGGAAAGCCGTGGGAGCCTACGAAGGGAACCATCATATCGAAACGGAAGGTTCGGCCAGACCGGCCTGATCGCGACGACAAGAGTGAGTATGGCGGGATCAGGAAGATGGGTGCTGACAATCGCCCAACGCCTAAGAAGCCACGACATATCGTGTAGGGAGACAAGGGATGGCATTGCCACAGCAGCCGGGATTTCAAACACAGCAAGGGGTCTCGCGTCCCGGTGGTGCCGGGAGGCCTAGGGGTACGGGTAATCCAGGAATGGGGATGCAGTCATACGGCGGAAACCAGCTTGGTCAGCAGCCCGGCGGTGGCCAGAATGCCTTTCCGCCTCCTCCCGGACCCCCTCCGTTCAACCCCCAGGCCCCAGGCGCTCCAGGCGTTAACCCTCCGATGGACCCCGGCCTGGCCCCGAACCTGCCGGGGAACAATCCCGGTGGTTTTCCGATGATTCCCGGATACAATCCGTTACCGGGACCACTAGACATCTCCATGCCCGGACGTCCTCCCGGCTCAGATGCCGTGACGCCAGGCGCTGGGATGGGGAATCAGCCTCTCCCCGGATCCGGTGGGTTCGATCCGGAATGGGCGAGGAGTCCTCCCCCCGGCACGGGGCTGGGACTAGATTTCCTGCCTGGAATAGGCCAGCAACCCGGTGGTCAGCCGCAACCGCCTAGCGGGCCTACTCATTGGCCGGGAGCACCTGGACCGAATGGTCAGCCGCCGCCACCAGGCTTCTTTCCGCCGTCTCCTTCCTTGCCTACCCAGCCCGGCGGCCAGCAGCAGGCCTATGACAGGCAAAGGTGGTGGGACAACCAACAAAATTTTGCTCCTGGTGGCCAGTATCCTCCCGGCGGCGGGGTTGTAGGCCCTAAACCGGGAGGCATGATAGACCCCAACCAAACTTATCAGGGTGGTGGACAGCCCCTCTCTCAGCTACCCCCCGGCTACAACCCAGGTGGCGGACAGCAGCAGCCCGGTGGTGGTGCACAGCCCCGGCCGTGGCAAGGACCCAATCAGCAGCAGCAGCCCGGTGGTGGTGCACAGCCTCCGCCGTGGCAAGGACCCAATCAGCAGCAGCAGCCCGGTGGTGGTGCACAGCCTCCGCCGTGGCAAGGACCTGCTCCGGTTCAGTATCCACAGTCGCCGGGTGTCTACAAGAATCAAATGGGGCAACAGCAGAGGGTTGACGGCAGAGGTGGACCGATGCCTAGTGGCGTAAACAGGTGACCAATGCCCTACTTTGGCGAACAACAGCATCAGCCTGAGCAGCAGCAATGGGGACAGCCCCAGCAGCAGCAATGGGGCCAGCCTGATCAGCAGAAGTGGGGCCAACCACAGCAGCAGTGGGAGCAGCCTCAGCCTCAGACTCAGCAGTGGCAGCCCCAGCAGCAGACGGCTCACGGTGGCCCGCAGGTAGGTGGCCCGCAGCAATCGTTCAGCCCCGTCCAGCCTTCGGGCATAGCGGGTGAGTGGTCGCAGCAGATGCCGCCTGCACCTAGCCCGTCACCCCAGCCTGCCCCAGCACCCCTCCCGATTGCCCCAGACTCCAGTGGGTTTCCGGGGGCAGGTGGTGGCCCACCGGGGATGCCGGGAATCTCCCCTGAGTTGCAGAACTTTCTGGACGGCTTGTCCAACAGGTATCAGCCGAAGCCTGACACAGGCGGCAACAACCCTCTGATGCAGATGCTGATGATGATGCTGATGGGTGGCGGTGGAATGGGTGGCGGTGGAATGCAGCCCGGACCCGGAATGCCTGGTCCAGGCTTCCCGAAGCCGGGAGATGGTCCCGACCAAGGCGAGCCGCCAAAGCCCAAGACCAGAGGGGTTCCTGAATCATGGTCCCCGGCCCCACCAGTGCCTGATGGAGACTACCCCGTATCTGCGGACATTCCAGGGTTCGGAATGTTCAATGGGCCGGTGACGATCTTCAACTGGATCAGGCAGAACATTGCGGAGCATGGCCCCATGGATGAGCCGGGTCCAGAGCCTGGTCCAGAGCCTGGTCCAGAGCCGGGTCCAGACGGAGGACAGCCCCCCCGCCCGGACATGAAGGACCTAATGGAGGGTTTGCCCGGCGGGTTCGAGACCGATTGGTCCACGGTTGATATGAAGCACTTCAATCCTGACGGAACTCTCAAAGGCCACCAGCACGTTCAAGCACACTTTGATGTAGACCACTCACAACCGAGATCTGCTCACAGTCCTCGTGGATGGCCGGGTAAATAGCATGGTTTATTTTGCACCGGGATCAGAAGGCGCGAAACGCCGAGACGAGGCGTACCAGAAGCAACTGGACACACCTCTTAGTGAGATGATGGACCGCAGGTGGGGTGTCACTCAGAAAGAGGTGGACGACATACGGGCTGGGTCCAAGACTGGACCGATGACCGACAAGGAGGTCGTTGCGGTGTTGGTGTCAAGGATGCCGCAGATCCAGTCGTTTATGCCCCAACAGCCCCAACAGCCCCAGCAGCCCCAGCAGCCGACCCCGCCATCACCCGAGGAGCCTGTCATAGGTCTGCCTGACGGAGGCCAGCCGGGCAGCCAACCTGGGGAGGATGAAGCCGGTCCAGATCAGGTGTCCATCGACCAAGAATTCTGGAGAACAAAACTTGAGGGACCCAATATCCCGCGTCCCAGCCAGCCTCCGAAAAGAGGCCCAGGACGCCCCCCCTTCCCTGGGTTTCCTCGCCCCCCCTTCCCTGGGTTTCCATCTCCCTCGCCTCCACCACAGCAAGAAAGGGATCCAGTCAGGGATGAGATAGATAGGGATAAGTGGGTACAGGAAAATGAAGAGTCTGGCAGGTCCCAGGAAGCCCAGCAGTATTACCTAGCCCGCGACTTCAAGGAGAAACATGGCCGGTGGCCAGAGGATTACACTCAACCTAAAGATGCGTTTGTCACCGTCTGGGACAGACTGAAACCAATAGGTCAGGCTACTGCCTATACCCCGCTCCAGGCCAAGTTCAAAGCGCAGACAGGGTTGGACCCTCTGGACCAGCGTAACAAGGCGGGCTGGGAGTCCTACAAGAGTGACCCAGATGCGTATAACCAGTCGGGTTATGACAAGTGGAGAGACGAGAATGTTCCTGGATGGAGGGACAAGCTCACCCCTGCCCCCGGCAGTCCGCAGCCTCAGCAACCCATTAAGTCGTGGGACGACTTGTCGCCAGAGGAGCAGGACCAACGTCGCAAAGAAGCACAGAGTCAGAAAGAGGGGGCCAGCCAGGGTCAGGGACCAGCGACAGGGCCGCTGCCCCAGCAGCCTGACAACCCTAGTGAGGAGTATAAGGGTCAGGAAAATCTAAAATTCAAAAACTCCCAGGCCATGAAGGGCTGGCAGTCCAGCCTTGAACGGTTACAGAATCTTAGGAATGTCCCCGAGAGCAGCAGGTTGGCTGCTGGCGGTAAGAGTGATGACCAGCTCGATACGGAAATGCTCCAGCTACGGGTGCAGATACAGAACACACAGAAGTTTCTGGACAAGATGCCTGCGTCGTCTGTAGACCCAGCCCCAGCCCCAGCCCCAGCCCCAGCCCCAGCTACCCCAGCCCCACTTCAGCAGCAGCCTCCACCGGGACTGACGCACGACGAATGGAGGGCGATGGACCCCGACCAGCTTGGCGGTGGCCAGCAAAGCATGATGGATCTTTGGGGTGGTGGTGGCCAGCAGGCCCCGACCCAGCAGTGGGGTGGCCAGCAGGGATGGCAGAGACAGGAGCAGGGGCAGTCTTTTCAGGACCCGATTACTGGACGAGTCTTGGACAGAAGGACAGGACAACCTGTCCAGCAGGGCCTGCCTACAGGGCTGACAAAATGGTCTGATATTCCTGAGTACATCAGGAATAGTCCGGAGATGCAGCGAGACATGAGCAGGGGTGGGTGGTCGCCAAACGAGAGCACGTCAGTAAACCTGACACAGTTCATGGCCAGAAACCCCAATGTTGCTCCTCCACAACAGCAGCAGCAACCGAGTGGGTGGCAAGACCAGGGCGGTTGGCAGGGATGGGGTGGAGGACAGCCAAGTCTGGTGGATCTATGGGGTGGCATGCAACCCGGTGGCGGTGGTCAAGGCGGCGGAGGCATGGGCAATATGTTCCCCGGACTTCAACAGCCGCTACGCGATCAGTCCCTGGATTTGCCCGGATGGGCTACGTTGCCTGACTCAGGCTTCCCGGCACAGCCCGGCCCAACAGAACCACAGCCCGGTTACGGCACCCCCGGACAGAACATTCCCGGTGCTGGCGTGATCCCCGGACTGCCACCTGTGGCCCCGATTCCAGGAGCAGCGCCGGAGCTAGGTGAGTACGGTCAGGAGATTGCCGAGACGGCCAACGCGAAGTTGCAGCAGGCTCCGCAAAGTGGTGTTCCGTCAGGTTCACCAGTTGTGTATCCTAACAGCCAGGCTATTGCTCCAACCACTCGGCAAGGCGGCGGCGGTCGCCGTGGAGGCGGATCAACAAACTTCTCGTATGGCCTACGGGTCGGGTAAGATCAGTGTAGGAGAAAGATCAATGACAAGTCCACAGCAGCAGGTTATCAGGGGTCCGTCCACCACCACCAACATGGCCCCTCCGCAGGTTCAGAGAACCTTTACGCCTCCAGGGTCGATCAACCCCATGGGCAGCGCGGGTCCGGCTGGAGCCATGGGAGGACCCGCTGGGTTCCAGGGCGGCGGAAACATGGCCGGGATGCTTGGTGGCCTGCCAGGCTGGACAGGCTCATCGGGTGGTGGATACAGCTTCAACCCGATCACCGGCCAGTTCGAGATGCGGGAAGGGGATGACACTGGGGCCTATGGCCACCAGATGAATGCCATCTCCGCTATTCTGAACCAGATGATGGGGACGGGAGCGCAGAACTACGGGACACAGGCCGGGTTCCTTGGCAACCTCTACAACACGGCGATGTCTCCCGTGCTGGCTGAGATCGCCCAGACGCCTGCCCTACTGGCCCAGCAGAGGTTCGACAAATCCTTCCCGGCTGTGTTCGGTTCCATGGGTGACTACTTCAAAGGAAGCGCGGGCTTCGGGAACCCCGGGATGGAAACTCCGCAGTGGGAGCAGACCCAGCACCAGTTCCCCGACAGGCCACAGGCCCCGACATTGCCATCGTCCCCTTTTCAGGGTCTCCCGGGAATGATGTAGCCTCGAATACCGGGGGGCTTTCAAGACCGGGGATTCCCGGCACAGAGGTTTTTGAAGATTCGTTGTTCCGTCACCTGTCTCCCACGGCTGAGAGGCGTGAGGGGCAGCGTCTGCGTGGTTCCATCTCCGGCGACTTCGCCAAGGCGAATCAAAACCTCTCGCAGTCCCAGGCTCGCAGAGGGATACAGGGACAGCCCAGCAATCTGATGTCGTTGGCCCATGCAGGGGCACAACAGAGGGCATCGCAAGACGTATCTAACTCCTACAGCGGCGCTAGGTCGCAGGCGATCCAGAAGGGCATCGAAGCCTCGCTGACTGGACGCGGCCAGTCGTTGGGGTGGCTCGGACAGGTGGTATAGCATGGCAGATCCTCGGTTAAGGAAACTCCTGCTGCGTTTGGCAGAGAAGGGCGACAAGAAAGCCCGTCGCGAACTGATGGAGATGGAGGCAGCGGAGAGAGCCTCTGCCCCTGCACATATCCAGAGTTCGCGAAAGAGGGCGGCCGCCGAAAGGGCTGCCATAGCACGCAACGACAACAACCAGAAGGCTCCTCCCAAGAGGAAGGCTCGTCCCACACTAGAGGAAACGATTGGACCAGACGACCCACCTGCCCCTCCGCTACCACGTCGCGAGCCAACGAGTGAAGACATAATCAGGGAAGCAAGACAGAATGTGTCTCATGACCCGGTTGGTGCTGGACGGACACTTAGACGCCCGGAACTTCTGACCAGTGACCAAGTGGAAGCAGAGTGGAGGGCGAGGAATCCTGACCCCCGAGCGTTAGACAGGTTCTCGTTTGGCCCCGACCTCCCGACCCCAGGCTCAGGTCTCATGGACGATCTTGTGGGGTTTCCAGGAGAGTGGTCCGGGGAGAGGCTCCGTGAGCAAGCGTCGGCAGACGATAGTGTCCGCCGGATAAATGAGGCAAACCAGATTATTGAGAAAGGGCCGGATCAGCGTGAGAAACTTGCCGAGGACGCTCGTGATGCCAGGATGGCCCTGACAAAGGGTCACCACCAGCAGAATATCAGGACGCTGGCGGAGCGTGGGGCGGAGCAGGACCCGGCTCGTGCTAGAGAGATTATGAATCTCGAATCGGAACGCCTGGGTCTTCCTCGTCTTCGCACCTCTGAAGAACGCAAGATAGCACATGGGACCTACGGCCCTAGTGACCCGACAGGTCTGGAGGGTCGGATGCTGGGCCTCGCTCCTGAGGAGCCGGAACCCAGGCGGTTGACGGCTAGGGAGAGGTCTCAGCTTGGTCAGGGTGTAGCTGATGAAAAACTAATTGATCACGCGATTGCCACGGGTCAGTTTGACCGAAGCAATCTTGGCTTTGCCAAGCTTGGAACAGAGAGTCCTACCGGGGTCAGGTATCAGGAGAGCCGGGACATTCCCGGCGCTACCAGGGTTGTCGGCAGGCGGCAGGGTCAGTTGGAAGACCTTCTGTCAGAGGCGGGGGTCCGTGAGTCCGAGGGGGACATGGAGGGGGCGGGATCTCTTCGGGCCAAGGCGGAAGGAATCCGTAGTGCCCAGGCAGCCGACAGTGAACGGCAGCGGTCCAACACGCGACGTTCCAGAAACGCACGCAGCCTGGCGCAGTCACTGGAAGGCAGGGAGAGGCTACGTCCCGGTGGCATAGAGATCAGTGGGCCTGAGCAGGGACTAATAGACGACATGACGCCTGCGCAGCGAGACCGGATAACTGTTCGCAGGGCACGGGGTGGTGCTCGTGGTCTCCGGGATGCGGACCAACGAGAGGCGCGTAGGCAGGCATGGAACGCTGAAGCTCTCCGCAGGGACCCCAGCCTGGAGGACAGCCTCGGAGGCCGAGGACTCGACAGTGCCAAGCATAGTCTTGAGATCAGGAAACTTGATGCGTCAATAGACCAGGCTCGTCGGCAGGCCGCTGCCGCAGAACGTAGGGGGAATAGGGAAGAAGCCGCTGCGAGTAGGCGTCATGAGGAAAGGCTTCTAACGCAAAAACAGCAGCACGAGGAGACCATTACTGCCAGGTCAAGCTCGGATGCTGCGAAAGAAAGGCAACACAAAGACATTATTAGGGAGAAGGGAGAAGACAGAAGCCTGCAAAGAGACCTTAGTCCTAAGCCGAAGACTCCGGAGCAAGAGCAGGAAATCAGAGACGAAGAAACTAGAACTGCGACAGCCGGTCAAGATTACCAGGTGCATGTCGAAAGGGCCAAGGGTGGCCAAGGCGTCAATCCCAGGCAGCAGGCGGAGTCCGCAGAATATATCGAAAACCGAAACGCGGGGGAGACGTTTACTGATTTCCAGCGCCGGATGGACGCAGCACCTGGCGCTGCTGCTCCCGGAAACAGGGGGGGCCTAAGCAGGGAGCACAGTCTGCCTAGCCATGCTAACACTCGGTCCCCAATGAGCACCTCGGGACAACCTGCGATGTGGAAAGAAGACGATGTTGACTACATGGCGCAACAGGGAAATTTACTGGACAGGCAACTTATCGTTGACGTGAAGGCAAATCGTCCCGATGGGTCAGAAGGTCTTGACAGCCTGCTGCTAAGGGATCTGCACAGCTTGTCGTGGCGCACAAGGAAGGGCCTTGATTCGGACACAAGTTGGAATCCTTTAGACTGGGGTGGAATAAGCCACGAAAAGAATTTGTCGTATGGCGACAACCTGGAATTCGCAGACGCAGACGACTGGGCTGCGTGGGTGGTGAAACAGCCTAAATACCGTGGTCGGCTCACCTACGGAATGGCAAGGGAATTCTACGCACAAGAGTCTCCTGACGGATCCTCCGAGCCGTATGACTGGCACGAAGGGTTTTACCAGGCAGACCCAGGCATGCCGGATACACTGACTATTGGAATTCCTGGTACTCCTTTTGAAACGCATCCGAGCATGTGGGGCGGAGGAGAGCTGGGGACATGGGTTCCTGAGCTGGAGCAGTATCGTCTGGAGAACTGATCAGTCATGCCGCTTCCAAGACTGCCCCCGCTCGCCAGTCTGGCTCCTCTTGGTGGACGAAGTGCCAGACACCTGAACCGTGATCTCACTCCCCAAGAGGAGGAGGAGGTCAACAGGTCACTGGTGCAGCGTGGCATCAGTGGGCTGACAGGTGCAGCGAACATACTGGACATTCCGGGGTCCATGGTTCGTGACGTCCTTCATGCTGAGAACCCCTTTGACCAGCTACTGCCGTGGAACTGGACCAGCCAGGAGGGCAGGACACGCGGCCAGGAGCTGGTCGGATTTGGCAGGGACGAATCCGGATGGACGCCGGGGCTGACTGGCTTCGCAGCCGAGGTTCTGCTTGACCCGCTAACCTACCTGACCCTTGGTGCATCAGCAGCCACCAAGGCGGGCAAGGTGGTGAAGCACATGGGCAAGTGGGACGATCTGGCAAAGGTCGCCACCAGGAAATCATTGGCCGGAATGGATGAGGCGGCTATGGAGGCAGCAGCGTGGACAGCGAGAGATGCTGCTGAGAAAGGTGGCAAGACTGTCTCGGAAGCATTTGATGACGTCACCCGTGTCGGTGCCAGCCAGGCACGCAGCGAGGTGACTCCTTTTGACATGATCAAGTATTCCGACGAGATGATGGACGCCGGTTCGGACGTGGCGAGACAGGCGGACGTCGCGATTGGGCAGCGTCATCTGTTCTCGGAAGCCGCCACCGACGTAGGGCAGAAACTTGACGACATCCTGTTCGAGCCAGTAGGCAGCTTCGCCCGGTGGAAGGCTCCCGGTCTACCCGGCCTGCACATGGGTGCTCCAACCATACCGTTTACAGGGAAGAGGGCTGACGCGGCGTTGGATGCGGTCGGCCATCACCTGAAATACAAGACGGCTGGTGGCCGGGCTGTGAGCAGACTGTTCAGGCCCAGCGTGATGGACACGACAACGGAAGCCGGACAGAAAACCGCTCAGGCACTGTATGACAAGAAGATCCAGGCAGAGGCGCTCGGCAGGGAAGCCGGTAGTGAGATGGAGACGGTGCTTGGCAGGAACCTGGAAGACCTTGAGCGGGTTCATAATTTTGAACGTCCTCTCCATGAGGTCAGGGCAGGGCTGGATGAGGGCTTGCCCATCGAGGGTGACTGGGTGTCAGGCATCGACCTTCCCGTCAACGCCAAGGTCCTGAAGATCGAGGACACTGGCCAGGCATGGGTCAGGTACACCGACCCTGATACTGGCAAGTTGGTGACCAAGGGCTATGGCAAGGACGCCCTGAAAACTCTCAAGAGGGACACCGACAAGGCGTTGATGTCGCACCCGGACGTGGTCACAGCGACATACAAGCTGATGGAAATGCCCAGTGATTTGCTGCGGACGAAAGGCGTCAGCGATGAAACTTTCCACATGGTGGAAAGCGTCCGCAGAACTCTCGGCTCAATGAAGGGTGAGGCGGACGAGTGGGGCGCTAACTTCATGGAGCTGTACGGTCCTGAATACGCCCTCCATGCAGCGCGTAGAACAGAGGCCGAGAAGGCTCTGGCAGAAGCCATGGAACTGCCGGGAGTGATTCGGGATCACGCCGGGACGAGAGAAGGGTTGTTGCCTTTTGACGAGGAGGGGTTGATCAAGTGGCAGGCCATTGAGGATGCCAAGCGAGCCTTGAAGGAGATACCTGACGAGTTCGTGCCTCCTGAAAACTACTTTGCCAGGCTGGCTGCTCGGGAAGGCGCTGAGTCTGCTGGCAGTCGTGGCCCCCTGTATGCGACGGACCCACACTTAGCAGGGAGAGAGGCATCCACGCGAGGGTTCACCGAGTCTGGCACAGGTGCAGTCAGGGAGATGACGCAGGACCCACGCCTGTCCCATCTCCTTGAGACTGGCAACATGAAGGGCGCGGCACAGCATCTGGGTGATCGCTGGGGCCATCTGGCTGACGAGATGTTTGAGGACACTAAGTCCCTCACATACCTGACTGATCCGGCGACGGGACAGAAGATCGTTGACGTAGCGACTGGGGCCACCCAGGCAAACAGGTGGGAGGCGCTGGCGAAATGGCTGAAGGGGATGGACCCGGACGCGATACAGGCTGGCATCTATGTTGACCCGGTCAGCGCCCTGACCCGGCGTGTCAGTACGTTCAACGACTACATCGAGAGCACCAAGGCAGCCGTCAGGACCCTCGCCGCCAAGGCTACCCCGGTAAGAAGCGAGGGGAGCAAGACGGTTAGCGAGCTGGTTGCTGGTCTGAATCTGAAGTCTACCCGGTTCGTCTCAGAGACAGGGGAAGGTGCTGAGGTTTACCAGAAGATAGCCAAGCTGATGGGCAGGCACGTCGATGACCCGGAGGAAATGAAGACGGTCATCGGGGAAATAGCAGGGATGCACATCCCCGCAGGCATGGCGGACGATCTCACCCGGTTCCACCAGTCGTTCAGGAGTCCCGAGGTCGTTAGCGAGATTGCCAAGCAGTTTGATAGTGCTACCAATATGATAAAGGGGATGCTGACCGCACCGTGGCTGGCGTTCCATACACGCAACGGCGTCTCCGGACAGATCAGAAACTGGGTGGCTGGCCTGGTGGACATGGACCGTATGGGGCCAGCATTACTAACGGCGAGGAGCGTTGCCAAGGGCGGGGTGATGGATGGCGCATCCAATCTTCCCGCTGTGCGGAGGATGCACGCGGACAGGGTTGTGAGGGGAGTGGAAACCAGAGCCTTGAACGACGAGGTGGCCACAGACCTGGTCCGCGAGATGTATTACATCCAGTCTCCCAAGCGTCAGATGGGCGAGGTGTTCGAGCGGGCTGGTGCTGTCTCGAACGTAGACGATGTGACTGGCGAGTTGTTGACGGAAGGGGTTGGCGGCAGATACGTCGGTGGCGTTGGTGGACCGGAGTCGGCTCTCAGGGACACTCCTGCGACGATTTCCGAAACTATCGCGACGTGGTTCGGTCGCGGCAACAGGGTTCCGGAAGCCAGTAGTCCCCTGAATGTCAGGTCCATGCTGACGGAGCAGCGTGGTGTCAGCGGCAGGGCTGTGTCCGGGTACGGTCCATCGGCTGCTGGTGAAATGCTGGGCCAGTACGTTGAGGATCTGAACCGACTGACCCCGTTCATCGAGTCGTTGCGGCGTGGCATTGACCCGGCGGCAGCCATGAAGCGGATCAATGCAGCGCAGGTGGACTACTCGTCCAAGGCGTACACGTCGTTCGAGAGGAATGCGGCACAGAGGCTGTTCCCCTTCTACAAGTTCTCCAGCAGGCAGATGCCCTTCGTAATCAAGGAGCTGGCGGAACGACCCGGCGGACGGCTGGCGAAGGTGATGCGTGGCACCCGGAGTCTGAAGGGTGACCAGACACGTCCTCTCCCAGAGCACCTACAACAGACCATGGCTGTTGAGCTGCCGGAAATGATGCAGGGACCGGAAGGTGATCCCAGGTACCTGACAACCCTGGACCTGATGTCCATGGACCCGTTCACCTTCATGCCTACCACGGGCGGAGATGTCCTCACGGACCCCTTGATGGAGATGGCATCACGTCTTAATCCCATGCTCAAGTTCCCGCTTGAGGCACTCTCGGGACAGACGTTCTTCCAGAAGGGTCCGATGGGAGGACGTCCTCTGACTGACCTCGACCCGACCATGGGCAGGACGTTGTCTAACATCAGTGACCTGATGACGGGCGAGAGTACTGGGAGGGTTGAGCCTCTGGGCAGCCAGACCTTCGAGCACCTGATGCTCAACAGTCCCTTCTCCAGGTTCCTGACGACAGCAAGAACGCTGACCGACCCACGGAAGGGTGTGCTTGGCACGGCTGCGAACCTGGGCACAGGCTTCCGGGTGAGCGATATTCCTCCCAGGACGCAGGAGGCTTTGCTTCGAGAGGCTGCTGAGGAATCCATCCTAGAGATACCGGGCGGCAAAACATTCAGGAACGTCTACCTGCCAGAGGAAGTGATTGCTACAATGGCCCCGGGTGAGAGGGAGCACGCGGAGCGTCTCATGAACCTGAAGCGTATGCTTGCCAAGCGAGCCAGGGAGCGGGCCGAGGAGGCTCGCAGAGCACAATACTAAGAATGAGGTGATGACATGGCCAAGAAAAAGAGTGGCGGTTACTCCGAATCCAGTGCATCCAAGCCGAAGTTCGGCAAGTACGTCAAGAACGTCAAGGGCAAGGCCGAGATGGGCAAAAAGAGCGGCAAGAAGAAGTCCAGCGGCTACTAGGGCGCAGTGTCCGGCGAACCATGCCATCGTGTGAGTTGTGTGCCCCACGATGGACACAACCCTGGTCTAGCCAGCCGGGGTTGTGTCGTTTGGGTAGTTGACTTTTCGCCTACGACATTATACAACACGTCTAATGACAAGAGAACACACTAATAGCCAAAAACGGTTTGGCAAAAGGCTCCGCTCGCACAGGGTGCGAATCGGACTGAGTGTTGTTGAAGCCGCATACAAGGCCGACCTCCACGGCGACTCCTGGTACAAGTACGAACGTGGAGAGCGTTGGCCCTCAATCCCGGCGTTGCAGAGAATTGCGACAGCCGTCGAGATACGTCCCGCCGATCTTCTGGATTGAATTTTATTTTTCAATTTCGGAAATGTTTTAGACCGTCGGTCTTGACGACTCGAATTGGCGCGGCTATAAATAAATTGCGGGCATGGAAATTTCGCGGGGCCTGAGCCTCGTGCCACTTTTTTTGAGGCACACGACATGGCATGGACTGAAGAACGCAGAAAAGCCCACTCTCGAAAATTGAGGGCGGCGTGGCGTAAGAAGCGGGCGAAGGGCAAGGCGGAGTCTACGATTGACGTAAACGTGGTACTCAACAGGCTTGCCAAGACGAGTGAGTATGTCCACATGATGGGCGGTACCGAGGCTGCACAGGCAGCACTCGAAACCTACGGCCGTCTCGGTGGTGACATGCGTACAGCGCATGCACTGATGCGTCGGGTGGTCAAGTTCTCTAGCAGTAACGGACTCAAGGAGGGCAGCCATGCTAGTTCTGACGGTGCGTGAGGAGGGTCGTGTGAACCTGACCGATGAGCAGGGTCGGGTATCCACGGTGATCCTGATACGGACCTTCGACGGCAAGGCCAAGCTGGGGTTCGACTTCCCTGAGGATGTTTCAATCCTGCGAGGAGAGGTCGCTGCCAAAATGCAACATGGTGAGCAACAAGCGAGGTAGCGATGACTGAAGCGGTTGATGTGTTTGAGTTGCTCAGGGAGCCGTTCCCGGAGCAGGACATTGGGTGGCGTGTTGGCAAGAGTGGTGCTAAGGATGGTGTGCCATGGGCAATGTGCCTGGCATACATCACCAACAGGGCTATCCAAACCAGACTGGATTCCGTCGTGGGGCCAGAGAACTGGTACAACCGCTTTCGGAAGGGGCCACAGGGCGGAGTGCTCTGTGGCCTCTCTCTCCGAGTGGAGGGTGAGTGGATATCCAAGTGGGACGGCGCAGAGAACACTGAGTTCGAGTCAGTGAAGGGCGGACTTTCGGATTCCATGAAGCGTGCGGCTGTCCTCTGGGGTGTCGGTAGGTATCTATACAGCCTTGACACCAACTTTGCCGAGTGCCGTACTGGGCAGAAGCCTGGGGATGGATGGTTCAAGGCGAAGGGTAAGAACTCAGGCTCCCAGACAGGGGACGTCTGGTTCTGGTGGCATCCACCAGCCTTGCCAGCTTGGGCCGTGCCCTCTGGGCAAAACGTGTCGGGGGTTACGACACCGGAAACGGAAGTTGTGACAGTTGTGGAAGACGCGGAAGATGAGGTCGGTGAGTTCATGTCTGCCTTGGAGGAAGAACCTCTGGCCACTCCAGACGAGTGGGTCAAGCAGCTAGAGATCATCCTTCAGCATGACATTGGTTGCACGGACTCACAGTCTGCTAACTCGGTAGTCTTCTGGGCAAGCAACGGAACGGTTTCCACTGTGGACGAGGCACGTCGTGACTGTGCAGAGGACGTGGTGGTGGAGCTGATACGTCGCCACTCAGCGGGTGCTGACTACCCGACGATGATGGTCTCTGCAACAGAATACATAGCAGGATAAGGGGGCAAGGACTGGCTATGGCGTCTAAACTCTACGAGCTGGCGGAGGCTTTCGAGGACATCCTTTCTAAGCTGGACAACCTGGAGGATGACGACGATCCGCAGGAGATTGCCGTACACCTTGAGACGATACAGACTGACATCAAGATCAAGGTCGAAGGCTGTCTGAAGATTCACGCTGAATACATGGCAGACAGTCGCAGGTGCAAGGAGGAGGCTGACCGTCTCAAGAAGCTGGCCGCCTCAGCCAAGCGCAAGGCTGACTGGATGAAGGATTACGTCTACGACAACATGACTCGGCTTGGCATTGAACACATGATGGCTGGCGTCTTTGACGCTAGGGTTTCCAAGGGTCCGCCAAGCGTTGAGATTGTTACGCCCAAGGATATACCTGAGGAATATTTCAACACGCCTGCGCCAGTGCTGGACAAGAGAAGGGTTCTCGACGCCCTCAAAGAGGAACGCGATGTTCCTGGCACGGAGATCAGGCAGACCACACATCTAAGGATACGATGATGAAGCTAGACGAGGGGTCGATTGCACAGAACGACATGGTAATTCGCAAGATCAGGAGGGAGGAACTCCAGTCACTCGTGGACGAGTACGGTACGGTGTCCGCGTCGGTCATGTCAGGTTTCATCAGGTGTGGTGAGATACTGACAGAGATCAGCACCAAGAAGCTCTACGAGTCTTGCGGCTGCAAGTCGATGGGAGTCTTCCTCAAGGAACAGTGGGGCATGGAGCATAGGCGTGCGAACCAGTTGATGGCCGCGTCTGACGCATACTCCAAGCTCAACATGGGCCAGTTGTCCTTCCTGCCACAAAACGAGGGGCAGATGCGTGAACTGCTCAAGGTCCCAGCCGTCAAGCGGGACAAGGTGTGGGCTGAGGTTGTCGAGAACGCTCCCGATGCACCTGGTGGTAGCAAGAAGGTGACGGCCTCTGCTGTAACCAAGGTGGTCAAGAAGTATCTCAAGGCTCCGCCGAAGAAGAAGGTGGTCAAGGGTGCGGTGGATGAGCTTGGTCACAAAGTGCCGGAACACCTTCTGGAAACTCAGGGTTCAGTTGCGAACCTGCGGCGTGTAGTGTTCAGCCTGGGCAGCGTCATGGCTGAGGTCAGGGGAATGGCGGGTAAGCCGGGTGGTGAGTGCATCGACCTGTCAGAGTTCGAGCGTGCCATGAAGCAGGCTCAGGAAGAAATCACTCACGGCATGTACTACACCGAGTGCCCACATGGTGTCGGTGCAGAGTCCTGTGCCAACGACTGTGACCTGTGCAACGGCTGTGGCTGGATTGTCAGAGGGACCTACAACCGACTTAGTGATGAGGACAGGGAGTGTCTCAACTAGGACTGTTTGATTCTGTCGTTGTGGAACCGCCATCCGTATCCGGAGCATTCCGGCTGCGTCCATACCAACAGGAAGCGGTTGATGCCATCTTCGATGAGTGGACTCGCTCTCCAAGTACCCTGCTGGTGATGGCGACGGGGTTGGGAAAAACGGTGATCTTTTCAGAGGTTGTCCGTAGGTGGGAGCAGGGTACTGGGCGAGTCCTCATCTTGGCACACCGTAAGGAACTGGTTGACCAGGCACGGGACAAGACCGGGTTGCATACAGGCTCCGTACCCAACGTAGAGATGGGTGAACGGCGAGCCAGTCGTCACGGCCTGATGGCTAAGAGCAACGCTGTGATAGCATCGGTCCAGACTCTTGCACGCAAGGCTAGGCGGGAGCGGTTTGATCCTTCCGAGTTCGACTGCATCATAGTTGACGAGGCACACCACGCACCTAGTAACAGCTACCAGAAGGTTATCGAATACTTCAGTCAGGGTAGTGACACGAAGTTACTAGGTGTAACGGCTACCCCCAACAGGCACGACAAGCGTGGCCTTGGTGCTACCTTTGGTACTGTCGCCTACCAGATGGACATACGGCAGGGGATCAGTGAGGGGTGGCTGGTTGACATCGAGCAACGGTACGTCGTCATCGAGTCACTCGACTTCAGCAAGGTCCGTACCAAGTCTGGCGACTTCAACGAACAGGACTTGGCCGCTGCCATGGGCATGGGTGCTGGAGAACTTCACCTGCTACAGAAGCAGGAGAAGATGCTTCACGCCATCGCTGACCCCACGGTGAAGGAGGCTAACGGCAGGCCGACCCTAGTGTTCGCAGTGAACAAGCACCACGCACGCAGGCTTACCGACGTGCTGAACAGGCATGACGGGGTGACAGCACAGTGCATACTGGCCGAGACGCGGGACGACGACCGCAAGCGTGCGGTGAGAGACTTCCAGCAAGGTCGCTTGCAGATGCTAGTGGGTGTTGGTGTCTTCACCGAAGGCTTCGACGCACCCGCCTGTGCGGTGATTGCCATGGCCCGACCCACGAAGTCTCTGTCACTTTATTGCCAGTGCATCGGGCGTGGGACGAGGACCCTGGCTGGGGTTGTGGACCCCATACCCCATGCCGCCGACAGGGTGAAGGCAATCGCTGATAGTGCTAAGCCCAGGGTTACGGTGCTTGATTTCGTGGGCAACTCCGGCAGGCACAAGCTCGTGTCATCAGCCAACGTGCTTGGCAGCAGCTACAGTGACGAGGTGATCGCTGAGGCCGTCAAGACCATGCGGAAGAAGAAGAAGCCTTCCACCACGGCAGATTCTCTCGAAGAAGCACGGTTGCGACTTGAGAAGCTGGCGGAGGATAGGCGTTCGGAACGTGCCAAGCGTGCCAAGATAAGGGCTACGGCACGCTACTCGACGGATTGGGTTGACCCATTCGGGGATCAGTCACGGGCTATCAGGCACATGGGGAAGTTGGTAGGCGGAGCCAGTGACAAACAGGTGTCCTACATGCTTGACCTTGGGGTGGACAGGCAGCTTGCCGTCCAGTGTAGCAAGGCTCAGGCAGGCGCGATCATCAGCAAGCTGAAGACTCAGTCTGGATCAGAGTTCGTTATGCGGTTCGGCAAGTACCGTGGCATGAAGATCAAGGACATGCCTTCCCAGTACCTTGAGTGGGCGCAGGACGCCATAAGCAACGAGGAGTTCCAGCACCACCTCGGGGTACACTCGGGTTCACCAGACCAGTGATCGCTGGTATAATGGGCCACCCGAAGACAGTATTCTGAGGGGTTTAGACATGGACAGGGTTCGCGTAGTGCTACCGTTGCCACCAGGGGAATGTTCCCCTAACGCAAGGGTGCATTACATGCAGAAGGCGTCTGCCGTCAGAGGATACCGCTCCCTGTCCGGGGAGATGGGCAGGATGGTTGCTCCAGATGAACCTTGGTCCGCAGCCATGGTGCGCATAGAATTCTTCCACAAAGATAAGCGTCGTCGTGATCCTGACAACGGGTTGTGAAGCCTCAAATCAGCCATCGACGGTCTTGTCGATGCGGGAATACTCAGCGACGACAACAAGGTTACCTACTTGCCTGTTGAGTTCAGCGTCAGCAAGACTGATCCGAGGGTTGTGCTAACCGTGGAGAAAGTCTCATGCTCAACAGAATCAAAAGGCTCTGGCCAATAGCCTTGGTAATAATCGGAACGTCAGCAGACAGTTACTTCTGCGTGCAGGATGCAGAGTTTCTGCGTGACGTGGAACTGAACCCACTCTGCGTTGCAATCATAGATCTTGCAGGCGTCGAGGGGCTGGTTGCAACAAAGGCTGCCGGTCTTGGTGTCGCGTTGACCGCGATGTTTGAGATCGAACGTCGCAATATCAAGGGCTGGAGGGTCGTGTGGCTAGCAGTCGGTCTGATTCAGGCTGGCGTTTGCCTCGCGTATTTCCGATAAAACCGTACCGTAACACACGCAAGGAAACGTACAATGAAGATGCTAGAGCCAAGTAAGCTCACCGACATCGAGCTTATCGACGTTGTACCAGCAGAGGCCCCGACGTTTATCTCAGCTTGTATCGACTCGGCCAAGTTTGAAGGTCGTTCGGTGACGAAGAATGAATTGTGGGAACTCAACTGCTGGGCAGAAGACTTTATCACAGACCTGGCACAAGAGAGCGTGTGGAAGACTTCGTGAAAAAAAAGTGGAGAATTTCGTCGCCCAAACCCCTGTCGTGGCGGTCACTTTTGGACGACGTTACTCACCAGGTCCCTGGCGAGTTGCGTCATCACGCCGTCTGTTATAAAAAATCAGCGAGCCGTCCGTGGCTCGCCTGTCCCAGACCGTGAGATCCCTCTGATGTCTGGGAGTGCATCCATTGTAGCAAGGAGTTATCATGCCACGCGACACAGAACACCCCATCTGGTCAATCGTCCGGCTGATCGTAGTGTTCGCCGGGATCACGATCTTTCTCTACCTCAACTCCAATGCCTTTGACGAGACAGAGGTCAAGACCATCGTCGAACTTATGCTTCTGGCCGGGGGATTCGAGGTCGTCAAACGGAAACTTGCGAACGGAAAGGACAAGAGTTGACACACGGTCTAGGGTAGTACTAGACTGTGGGTCATGGTGGTACGGAAACGGAAAACCTTGGCAGCACTGGCTATCTGCGTGGCTTTGGCCACTGCCGAAACCCCCTGGTGCCTGGCTGGGGTAAGGGCAGAGAACGCCAGTGTTCGGGTGGCTGGTTGTTCCGGCACGATTGTCCGCGTGGGTGACGCGACGGTCGGACTCAGCGTGGCACACGGTGGAGCAGAGGTCGGAAAGACCGTCGATGTCTATGACCGACATGGCACACAGTACGCAGCCAAGTGGGTCCGCGTTGACAAGCATCTCGACATGGCGTTGTTCGTGGTGACAGATCCGTCACCCAAAGTTACAAATTTGTCGTCGGCTCCTGGGGGGGTTGGGTCGTCGTTACCCCGGAAAGAGGTGTCCGTCAGGGCTTACGGGTTCCGGGCGGGTAAGACGCTTCGTCCCAAGATTTTTAGCTATCTCGGGACCACCACTCCCAGCAACCTCAAGGTTCTCCGTGCCCACTACTCCGTGAAGGAGGGGAAGTTCGGGAACGGTGACAGTGGTGGCGGGGTATTCAACAAGGCCGGTGAACTGGTGGGTGTCATCTCCCATGGTAGCGACAAGGACACGGAGGCATACGCCTCCACACCAAGCCAACTGGCCAAGTTCCTGAAAGGTTACGACCGTCCAGACAGGCTGGGCAGCGACAACAAGATGGCTGAGGCTATCGAGAGGCTTGAGAAAACTGTCGAGGCCATGCAGGCACGCATCGCCGTGCTCGAAGGGCTGCCGGGCACCAGGGTTAAGGGCGACGTAACACCTGAGCTGGATTTTCTCAAACTTTTTGAGCTGAACAAAGATAAGCTGGTCGGGCCTGCTGGTCCGGCTGGAAAAGGCGGCAAGGATGGAGCCGATGCCAACACGACTGACATCACTAGACGGCTGTCTCATCTTGAAGATTGGACATCCAGCTTCAAGGCGCGGGTACGCCTGCGTCTGGTTCCACGGGAGACTAAGTAATGGCCGAAGGAAATGTGAACCTGCAAGAGTTGTTGACGGCAGCAAGTGGCGAACGTCTGGCACGCCAGTCGGACGCCAGTACGAACTTCATGGCGATCCTTGATCGCGTGATGCTCAAGCTGCACGCCGAGACTGATCCGGTACAGGCAGCAGCCATCCGGCAGATCATGCACCGTGAAGCACCCATCAACGCCGGTTAGTCTGCCCTAGACTGTTTTGCCAGGCAGGGGTTAGGGCATGGATGATGAGTTGCGTGTGGAGGCAGAGCGGTTAGTCGATCTTGACGACCGTGGTCTTTTGATCGAAGCGGTGACGGCATGCCTGCGCGTCGGTGAGCAGAGCAGTCGCACGATGGAAAGCCTCCACGCGCTGGATATGGCCATGGTGGACTGGGTGAGAGGAGACACCAATGACGGAGAGCAGCCCACCACACCACGACTGCATAGCGGAAGTGACGAAGACGGCATCATCAGCACGCGAAGCTCGGTCGCTGCTGTCGAATCTTTGGACACATGACGTTGAACACCGACTGAAGATAAGAAGGAAGTCGGAAGCGATGGCCATGGGTCTGGGAGATATAGACGTGGGAACATATCCATCTCATCCAGCCAGCAACACCGTCGTTCATAACAACGGCGGCCTGCTCAAGGGCGCACTGTTGGCCGCAAGTTTGCTCGGAGCCGGTGGACTTGGAACTGTGGGGATGCAGATGCTCGCTGACGCATCCACCGGAGGGGCTGTAAACAACGTCGTCCAAACCCCACCTCCTCCTGGAAACGTGGAGTCGTCCAAACCCCTGGCCCCTGGTGATACAAAAGTCACGCCGATAGAGTTCGATTTGCTGATCGAATCAGTCGAAGGCCAGATCAAGGCTACGGTGGAGCCATGAAAACACGATACGTCTACAACGCTCAGATCATGAGAGTGATCGACGGAGACAGCGTGGAGGTCATCGTTGACTGCGGCTTTGGCATAGCCTTCCGCATGAAGGCAAGGCTCTATGCGATCAACGCACAGGAGATGAAGACCGATGAGGGCAAGCGGGCCAAGATAGCGTTGACGAATCTGCTGAACAAGTATTCACTGTCCACAGAGATGTGGTCACACTCGGTGAAGACTCACAAGCAGAGTTCCAAAAACGATATGGACGCTTCTGGCAAGTATGGTCGCTGGCTTATAGAGATCATCGGCAAGCGTAAGCCTGACGGCACACTGGTCAACCTGAACCAGGAGATGGTAGCCCTCGGTCATGCCGAAGACTACCTCTCCGTGTAGACAGGCTCGTCGGACGCAACGATCTTCTCGTACCTGTGGTACGCCTTGCGCACCCTGTCTCTTGGCCAAGGACGTGAGCCATCGAACCCGTTGCGTCGGCGGAAGACTCTGCCGTCCCGTTGGGACAGTAGTTCCTCAACCTTGTCACTGATGAGGTCGTAGCTGTAGCCATTCTTGGTCCTCATGAAGAATATGAGACGCATGATGGCTATCTGGGCAGGGTCTTTGACCAGTACGTTACGCTTCCCTACTGCCATGTAACCTATTGGCGGCTGACGTGTGTTCATCCTTCCCTCGGACTTACGCTTGGCGGCAGCCTCCCTGTTACGCAGACTCTTGATGTCGCTCTCCCACTGTGCCACAGCAACGAGTACGTTTGCGAAGAACTTTCCGTTCGGCGTGGACAGGTTCACGGACTGGTCGATGAAGTGAATCGTAATCCCACGCTGCTCCCACATCGGGAGCGTTGTCGTGAAGTCCTGCACTGATCGGAAGGCTCTGTCCATCCGAAGGAATACAATGTGATCGTCACGCTCAAGGATCTTGTTGAGCCGACGTCCCTCCTCACGATCAACGAGCCTAGTCTTCCACGCACTCTCTCCCTTCTCAAAGAAGAACCCTCCCCACTCCAGACCGGAGTCTGAAGTGGGCATGGTCTTGAGAAGATCGAAGTATGCCGTAGACCTTGCAGCCTGATCATCCAGAGACTCGCCGTTGAGGCTCTGTTCGTCCTTGCTGACACGCAGGTAGGCACAAACCTTCGGCATCACTCGTCCTCCTCTTCGCCGCCCTCGTTGATCCATGACAGGACAACTTGCAGCAGGTTGTTGTAGTCACCAGACGTTGCCTCCAGGCGGAACGCTTTGATCTCCTCACGGGATACACCAGCACTCTTCAAGGCTTGAGTGACCCGACCCAGTATTGCAAAGGCGTTGCCGTCCTCACCATTCAGTGGGACGTAGACATCCGGGTGCTTTGGTTGTGTGCCTCTCATACTTAGACCTCCTCCTCTGTTGTAGTCTGTTCCTTGTCATACTCCTCCTCGTCACGGACTGCCTCAGCGCAGTCAGCCCACTCGTGATACCCCATGCGGGTATTGTCGTTCACAACCTCCTCCCTCCAGTCTGCTACAGGGAACTCCTCATACTCATCCCAGTGCTGCATCTCCTCTGGCCGCAGACCGGGCATAGTCATGTTCTGGATGGCA